CCCTGTACTTGTTTAGCTTTCCAATTAGTGAGAAATCTATATTGCTTTTTCTTTGGAAAATAAATTCTCCAAAGTTCTACATTATCTTCTTTACCTCCATAGTAGCCAAAAGCTGGACAGCTTTCTGAGGAAGCCATAAAATATGTTCCATTTAAAAAGATATTCTTACAAGAATATACGTGGTACTTTCTAAGAATTTTTTCAGTTATACCAAAACTGGACCACCATTCCATTTCTTTAGGTAGGAAATCTTGAACTTCCACTCTTATTAAAGAGGTTTCAGGTGCCTCAAATTTTGGAATATTTTCACGTATAATTCCTTGATGTTTTTTATAACCTGGAGTCTTAATAAGATTAAAATCGTTGGCTATAGTTTTTAAAGCTTCTCCATAGCGAAGACCATACTTATACATAACTACAGAAATAAAGTTACCATAAAAAGAACCATTAAAGTCCTTAAATATGAGGTCGCCTTGTTTATTTCTATAGAAAGAACAAGTAGGTGTATTATCCCTTCGAAGAGGAGAGCAAAATAAACCCTTTTTAATTGGAATTCCTAAATAAAAAGACATGTAGGTCTCTTCATTATTATAAGAAAGTAGAAAATCCTTAGTGATTTTCGGTTCAATATAAAAGCTGAAATTTTCCATCAAGAACCTAAATATAAGGATTCTTTTTATAAAATGAAAGGCAGAGAGGTTAGAGAACCCCTCCGCCAGATAAAAACATATTACTGATTCAGAAGACCTTCAAAATCATCGATCTCCTCCTGAGGAGCCTCAGTATTAGGAAGATCATCCACAGAAGCCTCTACGGGATTCTCCTTCTTCTCCATATCGGTTGGCTTAGCTTCACGATACTCCTTCTGCTTTCCTTCCTCATAAGGAGAGAAGAATAATTTATCACCGATAAAGTTATCAGCAGTGAATAGTTCTCCCTGTTTATTGACACCTGCGAACTTAGGAAGACAAGGAACAATTCTATTGGTTTTAGAATCGACCTTACCAGCCAGCTTTAGATGAGTGGTCTTACCCTTAGCTCCTTCCAGCAACTTAGAGAATACCTCTACTAATTGCTTAAAGCTTGTAACTTTCGGAGCTAATTCAACCATCTTAGGCATCTTCTCAGGAGCGAGAACAGTCAGCATCTGAGCAATAAAAATACGAAGCTTCTCCATTGGAGATGCAGACTCATATTCATGACCCTCAGCATTCTTGTTCTTGAATCTCTCATTACCTTTTTCACCAGGATTGAAGACTCTCTCCTCATAATAACCATCTTCGTTTTCAAAACGTACGGTTAATGCCTCATAAATCTGACCTTTATTCTCTTCTTTTTTACCCTCAAATGTCTCATACTTAGCTTCTACAAACTTTACTTCATAAATGTCCCAAGGACGAAGACGACGATTACCACCAGCTGTTGCTTGTACTTTATCAATTGGACCAAAAACAAATCCTGCCATAAATTAAACCATTTTAGAAATTGAAATCAAGATCATCTGTATTTATTTCAGTAGCATCTCCTTCCATAATACCTACTAGGTCTTCTGGACGTCCGATTTCCTCTACCTCTTCATCTACAATTTTGACATTTTCATCTTCTTTCTGTTCTGGAATAGGTTTATCTCCTACTAATTCGAAGATTCCTTCTTTATCTGTTTCTTTAAATGAGAATACAGTTCCATACTCCTCAAGCAAGTCATGATTCTTACCTCTATAACTTACTGTATTGGACTTGGTTAATCTATTACCTCCCTGTGTTCCAAAAGCTGTATTACAACCTATAACTGGAACTCTTACCTTATCCCTCTTCTCGAACTTGATGTCTACTCTATCATCAGCTTCGACACCTAATAACTCTACAGCTGCAGTGTTGAGGCTGTATTTGTTATCTTCGAGAATAAGTTCTGGTTCTGGGTTTTCATCTGCTTTGCTCTTCTTAGTAGAGCTGGTCTTCTTTGCTTTAGGAAGATCGCCGTTGACTACCTCCCTATTAATTACTTTCACCTCTCCGGTTTCATCGTCTTGCTCATAAGTAAAGAGCACCTTAAATCGCTGAATCATTCTCCTTCGTTATATTCGGTGATTTTCTTAATAACATAATCTAAGTCATTGTCTATAAGTAAATCTTCAAATAGTCCCATTGGGGATTTAGCTGTACAGGTTCCATCTGAGTTGGTTAGGAACTTATATTTTACTCCGTCAGATTCATCATTAAGTACACGAGTAAAGAACACATAGGTAAATAATCCTTCAAGTGTAATAACACTATCTAACATTTTACCAATTGTCTTGATTTTCCAGTAAGGATTGAGATTATCTCCAGTATTTTCACTATGAGTCATTACTATTACAAATAAATCGTCACGCATGTCCATACCAGTCCTCAAAGCCTCATATGCATGCTTAGCGATATCTGTAAACTTATTATATCCCTTCTCATCAACACGATTCATGTTCTCGAACGCCTGGAGATACTGAAAATCATCAATAATCAGTACTTTAACGTTTGGCATTTTCAAGTTTACTATCTTCATCATCTGCTTTATAGAGTCGATGTTAGAAGAAGTATAGAAATTACCTGTCATCTCCTTTGTTTCCTTAT